ATCAGAATAAGTTGTATCAACACTAACTTCTTCACCAGTATCAATGTTATAACTAGAAACTCCTTTTTTAACGTACGTAATAGTTGAATCTAAAGAACTACCTAAAGTTGCCACTATATCTTTAGCAACGCTTTTTAGTAATGAATCTAGTTGACCTGCCATTATCCTCTAACTACCCTCATTTGAAAAGTACCTGCTCCACCTAACATATATGCACCAAGATAACTTTGTAGCCAAGGGTATTTATCCATAATATTATTTACAGTTCCAGTACCTTGACTTTTTGTGTTGTATTTTACTTGAATATCTCCTAATTTTACTTGTTCTATATTGCCGTCTGTACCAGTATTACCTGTCATAGCATCTGTTTCATTAGCTAAGGCTCTGGCTAATTCATATTGTGCATATTTAATATTATTTGGAATTGTAGAACAACTTAATTCAACTCTATCTACCTGATAATTTGTTCTTGGAAATTTTAATGCTTGATTTTCGTCACATCTATCTCCTTGAAAGACAAAAGTATCAATCCATCTTGTAGCAGCTATTAATGATCTATTTTTCTGATCGTCTGTTTTATTAGTCCAGGTACTTGACTCAGGTGCGGTTTCAAAATAACTATTAGCTTCTGTCAATGTGACATAACTATTAGCAGTTTCACTTTTTAAAGTTGCGTTTATAGTAGCTGCCACGATTTA